CTGGCGGACTGAATCGGTGATGGAGGTTCTGGGGGAGGTCTTCCAGACCATCAAGTTCACGATGCAGCTTTGGCCCGACATGGTGGACCGCTCGATGGGGCTCTCCCCCGAGCAGCGCGACATGCTGATCAAGATGGCGGACAGCCTCCAAACCGACATCCACAAGCGGCTCGTGCAGATGCCGAACATCAAGAAGACCCCGCCCTCGTCAGCCGAAGCGGGGGTGGTGGAAGTGGTTCCCACGGAGGACGACGATGCTTCACGGCTCATTTGATTCGCTCGAAGCGATGGTCGTCGCGGCCGCCGAAGGCGTGCGCCCGGCGGAACGGCTGACGGTCTCGGAAGCGGCTGTGAAATACCGGCAGTTGAACAACCAAGGCAGCTATGTCGGCCCGTGGCTCAACGAGACGACCCCCTACCTCGTCGAGCCGATGGATATTCTCAATTCGGTCAGCTATACGGCCATGATCTTCGCCGGACCAGCGCAGGCCGGGAAGACTGATATGTTCCTCAACTGGCTGACCTACACCGCGATTTGCGACCCGGCCGACCTCATGCTGATCGAGAAGGACCAGAACGCGGCGCGGGACTTCAGCATCCGACGGATCGACCGTCTCCACCGGCACTCGGAAGCGGTCGGAGAGCGCCTGATCCAGCGCCGCAACGCGGACAACACCTTCGACAAGCGGTATCGCAGCGGTATGATTCTTTCGCTGGCGTGGCCGACGATCAACCAGCTATCGGGTCGTCCGATCCCGCGTCTGTGGCTGTCGGACTATGACCGCATGGAGCAGGATGTGGACGACGAAGGCGAGCCCTTCGACCTCGCGCTGAAGCGCGCCACGTCGTTCCAGTCGCACGGCATGTGCGCGGCCGAATCGTCGCCCGGCTTCTATGTCACCAACCCGAAGGGGTGGGTGCCGAAAACCCGGCATGAAGCGCCTCCGACCGAGGGCATCCTGAAACTCTACAACCGAGGGGATCGGCGGCGCTGGCTCTGGAAGTGCGTCAACCCCAAGTGCCGGATGCCGTTCGAGCCGGACTTCGGGCTGCTGAAGTGGCCGAAGTCGGACGATCTCATGGAGGCGGCGGAAGCCTGCTACATGGAATGTCCGCATTGCAACACCCGCTACACCCACGAGCCCGGCGTGCTGCCGGGCAAGCACGAGTTGAACCGGGCCGGTCGCTGGATCAAGGACGGAGAACTGTGGCTTCCGAACGGCCAGATCGGCGGCAAGGCAGTCAGGTCGAACATCGGCTCCTTCTGGCTCAAAGGACCGGCGGCGACCTTCGTGACGTGGCCCACGATGGTCTTCAAGTATCTGACGGCCGAGAAGGAATATCAGGAGACCGGCAGCGAGCGCGGGCTGAAGGCGACCGTGCAGACGGATCAGGCCCTTCCCTACACCCCCAAAGCGGTCTCCGACGCGCGCCTCCCCGAGACGCTTAAGGCTCGCGCCAAGGACTATGGGATGCGGGTCGTTCCGATGGGTGCGCGCTATCTCGTCGCCTGTATCGACGTGCAGAAGAACCGATTCGTGGTGCAAATCCACGGCATCGGGGTCGGTGGCGACATCTGGGTCGTGGACCGATTCGAGATCAAGAAGTCCAAGCGCCGCGACGACGACGGGGAGCGGTTTTGGGTCAACCCCGGCGCGTATCTCGAAGACTGGAAACTGCTGGTAGAAGAGGTCATGCAGAAGACCTATCCACTGGCGGACGGCACCGGGCGGCACATGCCCGTGAAACTGACCCTGTGTGACTCTGGCGGTCGTGCGGGCGTGACGGCGACGGCCTACAACTTCGTGCGCTGGCTGCGCAGCGGCAAGGAAGCCGAATTGCAAACCGAGGACGACGGCACGCCGCTACCCCAAGAGCAGGGTGAATACGAATGGGACCCCGGCCTGTTCGCCCGGTTCCTTCTGATCAAGGGCGATCCCACGCCGACTGCGCCGCGCGTCCGGCTCGGATACCCCGACAGTCAGCGGAAAGACCGGCACGCGGGCGCTCGCGGGGAGATTCCCGTGCTCTTCCTCGGGTCCAATCTGTTGAAGGACGCCGTGGACAAGATGCTCGACCGAACGGAGGCTCGCGGTGGGCGCATCAACTTCCCCAACTGGCTTCCCGACACCTTCTACACCGAACTCACGGTGGAGGTCCGTCTGCCGAACGGGAAATGGGACAACCCGAACAACTATCGCAACGAGTCGTGGGACCTTCTCTCGTATGCTTTTGCATCTGGTCTCACGCAGCAGATCGGGCTAGAGTTCATCGACTGGAACAGCCCGCCGGGGTGGGCGGCCGAGTGGGACAAGAACGATCTTGTCTTCAACCCGACCGCGCAAACAACGCCGTTTGAAAAAACGACCGCTCCGAAGTATGATCTGGGGAAATTGGCCGATGATCTGGCGTAGGAGCATTGCATGGAATGTCTGACACCGCAACGCCGTGCGCTCCTTCAGCAGCGGCTCGACAACGCCGAGACGCAATACGACCTGCTTATGACCGGGCAAGCGGCCAAGGTCTTCGTGGATCAGAACGGCGAGCGGATCGAGTATGTGCAGGCCAGCGCCGCGAGGCTGGCGGCCTACATCCTTGACCTGAAGCGGCAACTTGGCATTGGGGGCGGCATGGGGCCGTTGAACGTATGGATGTGATGACCGAGAAATCGAGCCCGGCCGAGATCGCAGCCGACATTGACCGTCTGGTGGGCGACGGCACATCGCGGGACCTCGCCATCGGCGGGGCCTATGATGCGGCCAACCAGTTCGACCGCTCGATTGCACTGTGGCAACCGGCGCTGCTTTCTGCCGACGCGGAAATCCTCCCCGAGAAGGGCACGCTCGACGCGCGAGTCCGAGACATGCGCCGCAACGACGGCTATGTGCAGACCGGCAACCAGCTTCACCGGGACCACATCGTCGGCTCGATGTATCTGCTCAACTCACAGCCGAACCTCCGGGTGCTCGGGCTGGACGAGACGTGGGGTGAAGAGTTCCAGCAGGAAGTCGAGGCCAAGTTCATGCTGGCCGGGGTGTCCGACAACCACTGGTTCGACGCGGCCGGGATCAACGACTTCACGGCCATGATCCGACTCGCCGTCGGGGTCTATGCGATGGGCGGGGAAGTGCTGGCGACGGCCGAATGGCTGCGCGAGCAACCGCGCCCGTTCAAGACCGCGATCCAGTTCGTCGATACCGACCGGCTCTCGACCCCGTGGGGAAAGGAATACGCCATCGACGAGAAGGTCCGGGGCGGGGTCCACATCAACCACTACGGCCGTCCGCTCGGATATTACATCCGTGACGCGCACCCGTCGGATGTCGCGTGGCGGCCCGAGAAGACGATGAACTGGACCTATGTGAAGGCGCGGAAGCCGTGGGGGCGGCCGCAGGTCATGCACATCCTCGAACAACAGCGCGTGGCGCAGTCTCGTGGCATCGCCGAGATCGTCGCCGGGCTGAAGGAGACGCGGATTGCCAAGCGGTTCCGCGACCTCACGCTTCAGCAGGCGGCCGTGGCCGCGATGTATTCGGCCAGCATCGAATCCGACCTCCCGTCGGAAGCCGTCTTTCAGCAGATGGGCGCGGGCAACGTGCCACCCGGTCAGGCGGCGGCCGCGTATGCGGCAGACTATCTGGGCGCGATCTCGCAGTATGCGGGGCGCTCGCGGAACATGATGATCGACGGCGTGCGGATTCCGCACTTCTTCCCCGGCACGCGCCTGCAAATCCGGCAGGTCGGTGCGCCCGGCGGCGTCGGGCAGGAGTTCGAGCAGTCGGTTCTCCGGTATATCGCTGCGATCCTCGGCGTGTCCTACGAGGAACTGTCGCGCGACTTCACCAAGACCAACTATTCCAGCGCCCGCGCAGCGATGGTGCAGACGTGGCGCTTCATGCAGTCGCGGAAGAAGATCGTCGCCGACCGCATGGCAAACTTCATCTTCCTGCTATGGCTGGAAGAGATGTTCAACACCGGGGGCATCGAGTCCCTGCCGCGCAACGCGCCGAACTTCTATGATCCGCTCATGCGGGAAGCCTACGGCTCGGCCGTCTGGATCGGCGCGGCGCGCGGGCAGATCGACGAACTGAAGGAGACCCAAGCGGCCGTCCTTCGGATCAAGTATGGACTCTCGACCCACGAAGATGAACTCTCGAAACTTGGCAAAGACTGGCGAAAGGTCTATGCCCAACTGGAACGCGAGAAGAAGGAACGCGAAAAGCGGGGCATCGAACTCGTCGAAGACAACATGCAGAACGCCATGACCGGGGCTCCCCGAGAGAAGGAAGCCTCCGAGGACGAAGGGGAGAAACAGACCGATGCCGAGTAAGCCCCCTCTGCTGGAACAGATCACGCAGTCGCCCCTTCTGATCGACATGGCGGCGCAGCAGCTTTTCCAGTCCAGCATCCAGCATGTCGTCGCGCACGAGCACGCCACCGAGTTTCTGGCGGCCGCGACGACTCAGATGTCGGATCAAGACTTCTGGCCCGCGCACGACGACTGGCGCGCGGCCTATCGGCCCTACAATGTCCGGGGCGGCGTGCTGCAAATCCCCGTCATGGGCGTGCTGCTGAATCGGTTCCCGTGGCAACTCGGTCGGTGGGCGACCGGCTACACCTACATCGAACAAGCCCTGAAGCGCGGCATGGCGGACCCCGAGGTCAAGGGGATCGCCTTCATCCACGACAGCCCCGGCGGCGAGGTTGCAGGGTGCTTCGAGTTGGGTGACAAGATTTACGAGGCGCGCGGCGAGAAGCCGATGCGCTCGTTCGCGGCCGACCACAGCTACTCGGCCTCCTACCTCCTGTCGTCGGCGGAAGGGCCGATCTCCGTCACGCGCTCGGGCGGCGTCGGCTCCATCGGGGTCGTGACCGCGCACGTCGAGTATTCCGAGATGCTGAAGGATGTCGGCATCAAGGTCACGTTCATCTTCGCAGGCAAGCACAAGGTTGATGGCAACGCCTATGAAAAGCTGCCGGAAGGTGTAAAATCCCGCATCCAAGACCGAATCGACCGCATCTATGGCGTCTTCACGACGGCGGTGGCGCGGAACAGGAAGATGGAGGATGGGGATGTCCGCAAAACAGAGGCATTGACCTTTGATGCGAACGAAGCCATCGAGAATGGGCTGGCCGACAGGATCGGTTCCCTTGAAGACGAGATGGTGCTATTCTCAAACGAAGTTGCCGCCGCAGGAGATGAACAGATGGCTACCAACACGACTGAAAACGGCGTTCCGCAGGCCACCCACGACAAGGCTGTGGCAGACGCGCGCGCCGCAGGCAAGACCGAAGGCATGGCCGAGGGCGCGAAAGCGGCCACGGATCGCTTCGCCGCGATCCTCAACTCGGATGCCGCCAAGACCCGGACGAAGGCCGCCGTCAAGATGGCCCTGAATCCGAAGCTGGCGGCGGTGGACGCTGACGGCATCGTCGAGATGCTGGCTGAACTGCCGGAGGAAAAGGCCGAGGCTCCGGCCAGTGGCACCGAGGGCGGCAAGCCCAAGGCCGCGCGCAACCACTTCGACGAGCAGATGTCGAAGGACAACCCCGGCATCTCGGGCAGCGAGGACGAAGGCGGCAAAGACACCGCCGAAACCCGCGCGAACTCGATCCTCGCCGACTATGCCGGGATGACCGGCGTGCAGCGGAAGCAGTCGGCTTGATCGCCGTCTGACCACTCCGTCGTTCAACCCAGAAGGAGGCCATCATGGCGCAAGACACCACTCTCCCGCAGGGCTCGCCCGGCATCGCCAGCTTTGCCACGCAGTCCTACGGCGGTCCTGCCGAGCCCCGCTTCGGCGAGGGCGTTCCGACCACCACCACCGAAGTCGTTTCGGCCGGGGCGGACCTGAATCTTTCCATCTACTCCGTCGTGACGGTCATTGCCGGGGTGCTGTCGCTGGCCCCGGTTCCGGGCAGCGCGCAGGGGTCGGCCAGCGGCACTCTCACGATGGCGAACGCCGTTCCGGCGGATGGCGACACCGTGACGATCAACGGCCAAGCCTACACCTTCCGGGCCACGCCGGACGATCCCTACGAAGTGGACATCGGCGCGGACATCGCCACCACGCGCGACAACCTGATCGCCGCGATCAATGGCGAGGCGGGCGCGGGCACGGCCTACGGCGAAGGCACCCCGGCCAACCCCTATGTCTATGCCACGGCGGGCTCGACGGGCGTGACCAACATCATCGCGCGCGATCCGGGTGACGAAGGGAACTCGATCACGCTGGCGAAGAACTTCGCCACGAGCGCGAACGGCACGGTCTCCGGGGCCACCCTGACCGGCGGCTCGGATGACCCGGATGCGCTGCCCTACGGCATCCTCGCGCACCCGGTCCTCATGGCGAACGGTCAGTCCATGTCGGTCGCCTTCTATCGCGGCGGCCATTGGGACATGGATCAACTGGTCTGGGCTGCTGGCTGGACCGACGCGATGAAGGCCAAGGCGTTCGAGAACAGCCGCTCGCCGAATATCTTCATCTCGAAGAAGAAGTTCAACAACGACCAGATCGCCGTCTGACGCCGCTCCGGCGTCAGAAGCACCATCATCCTCGGCGCGTGGCCGATTGGAGAGAAAGGGACGACCATGATCAACCACCAAATCTACGACACGGCCACGCTTCTCGGGGTCCTGCGGGACAACGACATGATGCTGCCGCCGAGCAACTACTGGCTGTCGCTGTGCTTTCCGAGCACCGTGACCTTCGATGACGAATACATCGACTTCTCGAAGATCGCGGAAAACCGGAAGCTGGCCCCGCTGGTCGTGCCGACCGCACAGGGCAAGCCGATCTACTCGGCCGCCGAGCGCCTGACCCGCGTGAAGCCCGCCTATGTGAAGCCCAAGGACCCCGTGTCGGCTTCGCGCATGATCAAGCGCGCGGCCGGGATGGGCGAACTGGCCCCCGGTGTGGCCTCCATGACGCCCGCGCAGCGTTACAACGCCATCGTCGCGGACATCATGCGCCAGCATCGCCGCGCCATCGAGCGTCGGTGGGAATGGCTGGCGGCGCAGGCCATCATCTACGGCGAGGTCGTGCTGGAAGACGAAGCGTATCCGCGCACCGTCGTCAACTTCGAGCGCAACGCCGACCACACCGTCAACCTGACCGGCGCTTCCCGGTGGGGCCAGAACGGCGTGTCGATCCTGCGCGACATCGAGACGTGGCGCACCCGCGTTCGCAAGGCCAAGTTCGGCGGCCCGACCAACCGCCTGACCATCGGCGCGAACGTCTGGGACGTGATGCGCGAGGACGCGGAAATCCGCGAACTGCTCAACACCGATCTGAAGGCGCAGAACAACGGCCTCAACCTCAACCTCGGCATCCGGGAAGGGCTGGACGTGGAGTTCGTCGGCAAGCTGTCCGGCACGCTCGATGTCTATGTCTATTCCGACTACTATCAGGAGCCGGACGGGTCGATGACCGAGTTCCTGTCGCCGGATGACGTGGTGCTGACCGGGCCGGGCGTGCAGGGTGTGCGGGCCTTCGGCGCGATTCAGGACAAGGCCGCAGGCTGGCAGGCTCTCGCCATCTTCCCGAAGATGTGGGACGAGCACGACCCGTCGGCGACCTTCGTGATGAACCAGTCGGCCCCGCTGATGGTTCCGGTCAACCCGAACAACACGTTCCGGGCGACCGTCCTCAACGCCGCCTGATCCACCGCTCGGCCTCTTCGGGGGCCGAGCACCCCAAACCCCTTCACAGGAGGATAGCCAGATGGCTACCGTTATCGCGCGGGCAGAGATTCACCGGACCATCAAGGCGGGCAAGGCCGCCACGCCCACCAGCCCGGCCGTGCGGCCGGAGATCGAGGTCATCAAACCCGGCACCCGCTTTGTTGCGGAAGGTCAGTTCCTCGCTGATCTGGTCAAGGGCCGGGCTGTCGAAGTCGTCGAAGAGACCGCCCCGGCGGGGGAAGCGACGGCCGCGACTTCGGCTGCGGCCAAAACCGAGCCGAAGACCACGAAGCCCAAGGCCACGCAGCGGACCTCGAAGCCGAAGACCGCGCCCGCGCCCGCAGAGCCCGAGAAGACCGAAGCCGATGGCAATGGCAGCGAGTCCACCGACGGCAATGGCGATGGCGACGACGGCGCGGACTCCGATCTGGTGTGAGCCATGAGCCT